GTGTCGAAGTCGTACTAAAAAACCCCCCCTGTAAGCCGTTTTGAGGCATGTTTTTGATACCCCTGGAGGCACTCCTAGAGGCACTCCTGGAGGCCGTTTTTAAGCCCCTTGAAAGCCTATTTACACCGCCCTTAGAGGCATTACAGGCATTGCATAAGCACTGTAAATTGCTCTCATGATCAGTTCCACCCATGCTTCGTGGCACTATGTGGTCAACCGTATTGCCGTCCATGCCACACGCTTGGCAGATACCTGCGTCCCTTGTCAGTATGCGCTGCCTAATCTTGCGCCATTGTGATGTTGAACCATTGTCCTTCAATGCACTGCTCATCAGTAGTACCCATTCGCCTGGTGGAACGCCCATGCCTTGCATGGTGTTTGATAACGTTTCGTTATGTATTTGATTGTTTGGTCAATCTGTCTGAATGGGTCAAGGTCACGATAGTAAGTAGATCGCATTTGACCCAATCCGTAATGACTGCTATTGCGTGCAGTGTATGACCACCGTGATTCCTTTGTAATGATCTTATTGAAACACTGGAATTCTTTATAGTCTAATAGCCTTGAATGTGCATACAGTTTTAAATGGTCAATCGAATAATTAGCTGCATTTGCATTGAGTGTGCCCGTTATTGAAAGCACTGCCGTTATGGCATAAACCTTGCCCATTAGATCGATTCGCCCTCGCGCGCTCACCGCCTCAGCGGCGCGCTTCAAGCGATTAGATCGTACCGCGCCTGTCAAGTAAATGAATAACTTACGCATGGCGTTGGGCGTGTCCCACAGGGTTTTTGCACCTGTGCATAACTTCTGTGGATAACTTTTCATTGATGACCCCAGCCTTCACCCTTGAACGCAATGCCGAAAGTTGAGTAGACCCGACTCATGTTTGCCCCGCAGCAAATTGGTTCGCGTTCTTCGTGAATACTTCGATCCACTTCAACACTGATTTGGCACACCTGGCATTTAAATTCATAGATCGGCACTTAATTCCCCAATCTGTGCAACTGTCATGCAACTGCACACTGTGCATTGAATAGTCTCTACACCTGGTGGCAGTAAATCCGTAATTCGCACAATCAGCTGCGTTGTTACCTTTTTGCATAATCGGCACTCAAATTGCACTCTGTCCATAAGTGGATTTCCTCAAATTCTCAATAGGTTGCAGATTAATTTGCGTGACCCACCAGTTTGGTTGCTTAGAATGGCGATAACGCGGCTTTTTGGCTATTGCTACGGGTATCCAACCCGCAATAAAATAGTGTGGTGATTTGCCCGTCACCAATACCGCAATGTCTGTTGTGCGGTCGTATTCGTGGACGATCAATTGACCGGCAACGTACTTCGTCCACTTGACTTCAATGCCATTGCCGACGTCGGCTTTGACTTTGTATTTTGGCTCATGCGGGTCATAGGCCACACCCAGGTATTTGGCAACAACCCATTCACTGCCAATAGTTTCAGCCCATTCAGCAATAAATTCGAAAAACCCAATTTCCGTGTTGTACCGCAATGGGTCATTGACCTGGTTGTCACCGTCAATTGAAAACTGAATTGCAGCCTTTAGGCACTCAATTTCTTCAGCCCTTGTCAGCTGCATTTTCATTTAAATTCCACCAAAATGCTTGGAAATGGTGCTGAACCTAATTGACCGCCAAATTTTAAACGCCCGCGAATAAAGGTTACTTTATGCTGGATTGCATAATCGTGAAACCACGCAGTATCCGTACGCGCTGGCAATAACATGACAATTTCTGCATGACGTGATTCAAAATGAGCCTTTTTGACCCAATCCTTAATCCCGCGACCGTATGGTGGATTACACCAAACGCTATTGGCTGCCCATGTACGTTCCAAACCATTTCGACAACGTGAGTCAGGGTGATCAAGCCCAAACCAAATTGGTGTTTTGTGATTTGTTGAACTAGCTGCAACGTCCAATGTAAAATTGTGCTTTGCATTTAACTGGTCAAACAAATCTTGCGGTGTTGCCCAATCGTCAGTTTTGCTCAATGGCATGTAAGCGTTCACCTGCAACCACCGCAAAACCACAATAGTTTTTCGCCACGTTGTCCGCGCTGGTAGCCAAATTCGTCGGCTTTTGCCAGCATTGAGCATTTGTCGCATTGTTCAATTTTGTATTCGGCTATTACTTCACCGTTTTGCAATAGTTTGCAAATGCGGGTTTGCGGGTTGATTAGTTCTATGTAGTCACTCATAGTTGTGGCTTCCATGTTCCGTCGCTAGTGAAAACGTACCAAACAGGATCGCATTGATCAGGCTTGCGTCCAACGCATGAGTAATTTGCCCAATCCTTGCCCGTTTTGGCACTTGTCCCAGTACGCCAAACACGGTGACCATGACGGCATTGCGGTGCTTCAGCAACCATTTCGTTACCTAGTTGTTTTTTAATTTCGTCCATTGATGAACCCAATGACGGGATTCCAGCCTGTTCAGCGGCTTCAGCGGTTTTGTGACTTGGGACGTCGCCAAATTTGGTCGTCCAATAGTCATAATCCTTTTCAGCGTTAGCAATTTTGGCTGGTGTGTTTTCGATCTGTTCCATAACTTCACGCACGGTACGTTCAGCCCCGCCCATGACAAGTTGCTGGACGCGCATAATTGCGCTGGTGACCGTATCCTCAACAAACCAACGTTTCATGTTTGCCTGGTATGCGCCAACGTACCCGTGAGCATAATCAATGCCCGCTGGCAAAATGTCGTCATAATTGCGAAACGCTTTTGCTTCAACTAGGACATAACCTTTTTCCGCACTGAATTCAACAATTCGCGTTTCAATTCTGCCCAATGGGAAACTGCTCAACCAGCGTTCTAAACGTTCGCGACTGGCCTCGTAATTGTCCAGAAATCCCATTATTTGACCGCCTTATTTGCAATGTGGCGAACCATTGCCTTACGGCGTGCAATGCCTTCACGCTTGCCCTCTTTAAAGCCTTTTGCGTAACCTGCCGCAGCTGAAATCACCATAAGAATGATTGCCAGCACCAAACGCCCCAATGTCTCAGGGTCAAGTAGATCAAGTACCATTTTTGATTTCTCCCGAATCTAGGCGGTAAGTGTTACCACCTGCCATAAGGGTGAAGCACGATCAACGCGCCGTCAAGAACCTTGCGTGTTTGTCGGCGTGTCTATGGGCTTTGGCTTAGATTTTAGTCCGTTTCCAGCAAGTACACCGCCCAGCGAACCAGTCAAGAAAATTGCCAGGGTTTTCAATAAATCAATGAACGCTGCGTCGTTGGGTGCTTGCGCCCCAATAGGCTGCGTCACAAAAATTAGCGCATAGGTTATGCCTAGCGTAACAATGAGAAAAACGGCTGCAAGGGTTGCACCAATAATCAAAATCAGCTGCGCGTGGATTTCTTCAGGCGATTTACGGCGTGCTGGTTTGTTCCGATTTAATTCCAAGTAGGTCGTCAGTGCATGTTCCAGTCGGGACGCATTGCGGTTTTTGACATTCGGCTTTTGCCCAATTGTCGAATTCTTGGCACTCATAACGTATCCAACCCTGATAACCGCAAGCGGTAAGCAATAGCCCGCACGTGAGGGCTACTGCTACCGCCGTTGGCTTCCGAGTCACTTCCCCGTCGACCCGAAACTTTTGTCATTTGGATTTAACCAACGCAAGATCACTGGTGCAACTGCGGCAATGCCACCCATTGCAATTGTCTTTGGGTCGGTTACGCCCGCCATGTATAACGCGAGCGCGGCTGCCATAAATGAGCGCGCCCATGAGGCTGCTACGGCTTTGGCTTGGTCCATTTTTTTGTCTCCTTCTTTGGTTTGTCTCCCGAAGTTGGAACTGCAACCGTTGGAAATTCGCCTTTATACGGGACAAACTTTGGAATTCCAAAACCAACGATTTCCTTGCCTTCACCGAACGAACGCACCTTGACCATGACCATTCCGCCATTGCGTTGGTCGCCTGTCCCGCTGGTGTTGCCTTCGATAGTGACGCAAGTCTTTGAATCGATCAAACCCACAACAATTCCAATGTGTGAAATGCGATCAACGCCGTCATGTGGAAAATCCATAAACGCCAAATAGCCTAATTGCGGCATGTTTGACCAACGTTGAATTTCTTTGAATTTGTGTGCGCCTTGCGCCGTGCCAACAACTGAATGAATCTTTACGCCTGCCGTATGGCAAACCCAAGCAACGAAACTTCCGCACCAGGGCAAACCGTCTGCCTTTGTAAATTTGCCGTATTTGGTCAGGTTGTCGCCTTCTTCGACCGTGCCAATTTCAGCTGCGGCGACTTCGATCAACCTGGCGTTTGTA